TGATTTGGGTAAGTTTATGAAGTAACTTGACAAATCAATAATACATGATATAATATAAGTAGAATTAAAAATACCACAGGGGTAGTAGAGGTTTCAATTTCTCCTCCTAGTTCAACCAGCTAGGTACAATAGAAGCCGTTCTCTCACTACGTACTCCTGTGGTATTACTATATAATAATGAATACTTTAAATTAATGGAGAATTATGGTTAAAGCAGTGAACATGGATGAAAGCCCCAATACTTTAGGAAATCCCCCAAAAGAAGTTAAATCAACAGAAGTATCAATCTCTAATCCCGATGAAGATGTAGAATTTGTTATTGATACTGGTGGTGATGATTTAAATATAGATGCGGTTTCTAAAAAAGCAATGGGCGGTACAGAACTTATGCAGAAGTGGCTTTTTGAAGAGTTAGAGAAGAGAGAGCCGGGGTTGAAAGATAAATTTCAATGGATCATGACAAGGGTTAGAAGATTAGATCCTGAAAAGCAACGAATTCTTTGGATACATGATTTAGCAAGTGATCCTGAAGTTCAACATTTAAAAGACAAAGAAAACTGGAATAAATTTGAACGAATAGTTTTTGTTAGTCATTGGCAACAATATCAATTTAAAACACATCTTGGATTTCCGTATGACAAAGGTGTAGTAATTCAAAATGCAATTCGCCCTATTCTAGAACACGAAAAACCTAAAGAAGATGGTAAGATAAATGTGTGTTATTTTTCTACGCCTCATCGAGGATTAGAATTACTTTTGAATGCTTGGGAATTTATGAGAAAAGAACTCAAGGATGGATTGAATGCAGAGTTAAACATTTATTCTAGTTTTAAGTTATATGACCGCCCACATTTAGATGAACAATTTCGGCACATATACAAACGTGCTCAAGATATGGATGGAGTTAATTATCATGGTACAGTATCAAATGATGAAATCCGTGAGGCATTAAAGACTCAACATATTATGGCTTATCCAAGTATCTATGAGGAAACAAGTTGTATCACTTTGATGGAAGCTGCTAACGCAGGATGTTTATGTGTAGTACCGAATCTTGGTGCACTACCAGAAACAGGAGCAAACTTTCCCTGGATGTATGGTTACGAAGAAGACCCAGACAAACACGCACAAGTACATGGACATATTCTAGGCCGGTCTATTCAACATTTTTGGGATGATGATGTACAAAATCTATTGAAGATACAACGTAGTTATTTTGATATGTTTTATAATTGGGATTTACGTGCCGGTCAATGGCAACAATTCTTACACGCTATACAAGACACTCCTGAAGTGGAAGCACAAAAAGCAGCTATTCGAAAAGAAGTAGAAGAAGACGCTGAATACGAGATAATAGAAGATGGCGCAACTAGTTGATTTTTCACAAATCTTTATTGGTTCATACATGACAGCATCCAAATTTACTTCTGTAGATATGGATGTAATTAGACCTGCTGTATTAAATGTATTACGCCTATATAGAACTAAGTTTGTAAGTGAATTTGGTGAATTGATTTTATGTTGTGATTCTCGAAAATCTTGGCGTAAAGAACTATTTCCAAACTACAAAGCTTCAAGAAAAAAAACTAGGTCTGCGGCTCCAGTCGATTGGGAAAATCTTTATGAATGTTTGAATCTTCTAAAAGAAGAGTTGGTAGAATGGTTTCCATATCAAGTACTTGAAGTAGAGAAAGCAGAGGCAGATGATATTATTGCTGTCTTAGTGGAACTAGCAAATGAAAGAACTTTGATACTATCAAGTGATAAAGATTTTGTTCAACTTCATGCATTTAATGTTAGACAATATTCCCCTATGCAAAAGAAGTTTGTCGAGGGTGATGCTAAATGGTCATTACATGAAAAACTTATAAAAGGTGATGTTGGTGATGGTGTTCCAAATATTATGTCTGATGATAATGTATTTATTGATGAAGGTAGACGCCAAAAACCAATAACCAAAAAGAAGATTGATGCGTGGTTTGAACTAGATCCAGACATGTATTGTGATGCTGAAATGTTAAGAAACTATAATAGAAACAAACAGTTAATTGATCTAAATGAAGTACCTAAGTCAATTCGTATAAATATAAGAGAACAATTTGAAACAACCGCAGTTGGTGACAGAAAAAGATTACTTACATATTTCATTAATCATAGATTAAAGAACTTAACAGAAAATTTATCGGAGTTTTAATTTATGAGTATACGAAGTATTCCATTAATATTTGAGGATGTAGCCGCTGCAAATTCCTTTGGAGCTAGAAAAAAAGTTCTATTGGAAAACGAATCAAATCCTCTAAAGGACTTATTAAAATATGCCTTTCATCCAGATATAAAATTTGCTCTACCTTCTGGAGCACCACCGTACAAAACGATAGGTTCTCCTGATGAGTACAATCCCACATATCTATATCCCAATATTAGAAAATTTTATCTATACATTGAAGGGGGCCATGATGGACTTACTCAATTACGAAGAGAGCAACTTTTTGTATCTATGTTAGAAGGATTACACCCCAAAGAGGCGAAGGTTGTAATTCAAGTTAAGGATAAAAAATTAAAGTTTAGAGGTTTAACCTATAAATTAGTCAAAGAGACTTTTCCCGATTTAATACCATAAATGATTAATATAAACAAATTTGAAAACCGAATAGTTAAATTTAAGCGTATATCTGAAGGCGTTGAAACCCCCAAAGAAGCCGAACTACGGCGGATTGATTATGATAAGTCTTCAGCTCTACCACGTTCCGTAACAGCTAGATTTGTTGAACCATTAAATGCAGTGATGACTTTAGATTATGATAAAAATACTAAAACATTTAGAGGCCCATTAGGTCCTGATATTTTAGAATCAGATTTTGATATCACAGCGTTTATTAAAAGTTCACAATTAGGTTCAGTTGATACTGTTTTACGAGGTCCTAAAAGAAATAGACCGAAGTTTTAGGAACGTTAACCCTAACAAACGAGGAATATGCAGAAATATCTTTTATTTCTTTTTGTATTCATTGTTAGTATTTTTATGACTGTTACTCCTGTTGGAAGTACCAGTACCGCCAGAGATTTTCTTTGGTTTCATCCACAAAATACTACAGTAGATGGATTGGTTGAAATAGCAGATAATGTAATAAAGACGAATCTTTTAATTGACAGTAAAGAACTAACTTGCATGGCAAAGAATATATTTTTTGAAGCTGCTATAGAAAGTACAGCAGGAAAACTAGCCGTTGCACAAGTAACTTTAAATAGAGTAAACTCCAAGTATTATCCAAATACAGTCTGTGAAGTAGTTTATGAAGGCCAACATTATACCAATCAAACAGGACAAAGCTATCCCGTAAGAGATAGGTGTCAATTCAGTTGGTATTGTGATGGTAAGGGTGATGAACCAAGAGCCGATTCAAAGTTGTGGAAAGACACACAAGAGTTAGCAAAATATGTTCTCTTGAGACAGGATGAATTACCTGATATTACAGACGGCGCTCTTAATTACCATGCTGATTATATTGACGCTCCAAGATGGGCAGGAAGAAAACATAAAACAGCAAAAATTGATACACACATTTTTTATAGACCACATGTTTTGAGAATGTAAATGATGAATATATTTGTTTTGGATTCCGATCCAAAAATGTGTGCTTACGCACATTGTGATGATCACGTAAAAGAGATGATTCCAGTATATGCACAAATTTTATGTAATACTCATCATCTCTTAGATCCTAAAGGTACAATACTTAAAGACCTTGATGATTTAGACCCAGGCTTCCCGCTTATTCAAATGGAAACAGCGGTGGCTTGGTCTAAAGATAATAATGCCAATTACCAATGGATGCATGATCTTTGGTTTTGGCTCAATAAGGAATATTGGTATCGGTTTGATGCTATACATGATTCGTGGAATAACTTATATAATAAATTAAGTCATATTCCAAATAATATAACTGAAGGTGATCTTACCACTCCTCCCCAAAATATTCCAGAAAATTGTATAGAAACCGGCCTAGAAGATGAACTACAAAATATCATTGCCGGAAATAGAAATTACTATAGTCAATGGAGTAAGGATAATGATGCAAAGTGGAGTACACCAGAAGGCGCAACACGAACACCCCCTAGCTGGATTATAGAAGATGCCAACGTATGATTATAGATGTGAGAAGTGTGAAAATGAATTTGAGGAAATGCTTCTTATTTCAAAAAAAGATGAACCTACTGAAACTCCATGTACCGAATGTGGTGGTGAAGTTAAACAAGTAGTAGCAGCACCTTACTTTGGATATGATAATATAAAGACTCGACATTCTACTAACAACAAAGAGCCTGGTTGGTTTAGTGATAAAATTAAATCGTTAAAAACTTCTAAAAGGTTTCCTGGCAATACATTATGAAAAAATTTGTACATCTCACCAATAGACCTGAATTGTCTTTTGGTATGAGAACTGAAAACATTAATGGTAAAAGAAATTATGTTACTCCAT